ATCGGCCCCACTTTTTGACTAGCAAACTAGGCCTGCAGCTGCTCCTGGTAGGATTATTCTTTCATACCACGGTAGTTTCCATGGTCCTGGGCATTTATAATTGAGTATGCTTTGTTGCCCTGGGGTCATGTTACTATAAGCTAGCATTACCTGTTTGGTCGTCTTTAGCATTTTGGCTGGTAATCCACATGCAAATGCGAGCAGTTCCATAGGATCTGTTCTGTCATTAGAAGGTGCATTAAGCCATTGCTGTGTCAGTTGGTGGTCATCAACATTATTGATTATTGGTGGTGTGTTGACTCTGTCATCATCGGGTTCACTAAGTGGCACTCGCTTAGTGATTTCAGCTATTGGTTGTGCATAGACACTACTCCATGCTAATCTAGTCACTGAATTGATGTTGGTTTCTTTGACTAGTTCTGGATAGCGACTAATCACATATTGCGTGTAGTCGTTTACAGCGGGTGTTTTTAGCATTGCTGAAGCAGTTATTTGTTGCAGTGCTTCCCGTTTTGGCTCAGGCGGCATTTCTGTGAGTGCACCAAATATGTCTGTTGCATTGAGTCGCTTTTTCCATGCCGTGTGTTTACAGAGCCAGTTGCAGCAAGATATTGCGAGTTTTCTGGCTACGTCAATTTGTAGACCTCTCCTGTATAAGCCGGCAGACGCATCAGCAACTTGCTTTGGTATTTGTATTGGGTCATAGTTGGTTGCTTTGTACCATGAGCCAGAAACAAAGTTGATGATTGCTGGTGCCAACGGTTGTTTGGGCAGTCTTCCATCTGAGAACATATTGTACTGCAAGAACTCACCGTGTGTTTGGCTAAGAAGTATTTTCCTCTTCTGCAGTATGTGGTTTTCAAGTTGCAGTTCGTCAGTGTAGTCTATTGCTTGCTCCCACGACATCCCTACTATGATTTCATCGTCACCACAACATCTGAAGAAGTGGTTAGCATTGATTTGTCCTGCGTAGCCAGCTGCATTATAGGCTACTTGTGCGTATGCTAGATGCAATGTAGTGTTATCTCGCGCCGTGTCTCTTTCACCACTTGATAGCCCCTGATTGATCTTGACGCCGTTGATAGAATGTTTTGTGTGTGCATGTGCTATCCACTCAGCTGCCTTTGCCTGGTTTGTCCTGCCATGTTTTTGTAGCTGTTTAGCTATTAGCAAATTCAGCATTACACGTGTCTTGATTGTGTGCGTCTTATTGTAGTCGGAATAGTCAATGCAGAGAACGAGGTTTTTCTTGTTGGCTGTTTTGAGTGCTGCTGTGGTTTCTATGACATCATTGGGTTTTTGCCTCATTACACTACCTCGGACTGAAAAGACTTTTTCAAGCCCTGCAGATGCGTAAGCTGCAGCGAGGTAAGAATGGTCATCAGCAGCATGCAGTGGCCTTCGTTTCAGGCCAGGCTCATTTTTTGTTGCGGCGCGTGCACGAATTTGTGGTGTTAAGCTCAGTATGCTATCTAGACAAAGTTTCCTGTTAGCATGGGTAAGCTTTTTGCTAGCTGCGCATCTGTTTGCTACGCTTGTAAATTCACTGTGTCTCTCTTGCCATTTAGGATCTTTAATACTACTTGAGCCTCCGGGTAGCCACAATGCTCTTGTTTTTGCCCAATTTTCTGGTTTTTGTTCCGCTGTCGCTAGCTGAGCTATGCCTTCAGCTGTGACTTGCTCCAGAACATTTCTGACCGCTTGGTACCAGTCCAGACGTCCATTGGGGCCACCTAGAGTATGTGTTACACTCACTTGTGCTCTTTGTTGTTGCTCTAGTTCAATATCATGCGGCTTGAGATCGCGTCCCATTAGTGTTTTGATACGTGCAAACAATACATAAGTACCTAGCTTCATGCTCAGACCTGCTCCTGATCGTCTAGCTATTTGTTCTGCTTCTGGTATTTCTTGTTCTACCCACTGATCTAACGGTGTGTTTGCGGCTCTGCATGCTATGCAATGTTCGCCTGCTTCTGTACATGCTCGCAACCATAATAGTAATGCAGATACTGTATATTCAGGCATGCCTTTTTGGTTAGTCAAGCAATCGACTTCGCATTGTGTTAGAGGGCTCATGGCATTTATCGTTGACAGTATTGATACTCGCATTCTCCCAAGCAGACCAGCTGGTGCACTAGTGTATTCACTGATAAGTTGTGGATTTGATGCATATTCTGCTGTATTCGGTCTTTTGCAGACGTTACTAGGTTTTCTGAACCATGCTGCCCACTCGCCACTGCTGCTGTATTTTGCATGAACAGCAGTGGTTCTCAGCCCTGCAGGTGCTCCCAACATAATTATTTCGTTGCATAGTTGATTGTTTTTGATGCACGTTAATGGGCTTCCGCTTCCAGTGTCTGCATGTCGTCGACATACACTACAGAGGGCTTCTTGCCTTTGCGCCCGCCAGTATTGGACCCAACCTCGGCTGGAGCCGACTGAGTGTCCTCTTCGGGGTGTGGTGGCTTGAGTGGTTCAGATATTGCTTTTTGGGCTGCATCCACACTTTGTGCGGCAATTGCTTCTGCCAGTAGATCTTTAGGGTGTTGCATAGCTGCTTGCGCAGCCGATCCAGGAGTAGAGAACTCTACGCCATTGAGCATATTTAATAGTGTAGTGGCTGCTTCAGTATCATTGGCTAGTTCAGGCGGCACGGTCCACTCATTCATGGTTTGTGTTGAAACAGCAGCCTTGAAGCTTCCTCTTGTTGCAATGTCTTGTGCTCTACTGTACAATGCAGCCCTGACTACTTTGTCATCTTCTGCAAGCTTTTTTAGCAATGGTAGCACGTGTGTCGGTTGTGGTCGTTGCTGTGGCCCGAGGTCCATGTCATGAGGTTCTTCTGGATCAGGGGCATCTATTTGGGTTTGTGGTGTTGTTTGTTGTTGTTCTTCATCAAGCCAAAAACCTTCAACGTCCTGCGGTATTGTTTCTGAGTGACCAGACCGGTCAATATGCCACGTGGCTGTTGCACGGTTGGCCGCTGTTTGCAGCAACTTGATGATTTGTTTTGTGTCTTTGAAAACCACTGTGTACATGTGGTGTATGTCATCATGTTGTACCGCAGCTGTTTCCGCTTGTGTTATGCGGGGACATCCTCGCATCATGGCTCTGCTAATGACAGTACCGCTAGACCTAGAAACAGCATTCTGCCATGTGCTAGCTCCTGCTTCTGCTGCTATCGAGTGCAGCATGATATCAGTGCCTAGTAGGCCGCTTGTTTTTAGCTTAGTGTGCATACCTGCGCGCAGTGTGTCGACAGTTTGTATTGTCCACTTGCAGTGCTTAGCTGTTGCAGGGAAACCAGCGATCATGTTGGCATTGAAATACGCTAGCTGTTCTACTAATCCTGATTCCTCCACAGCATGCGACCGTAGCTTGGCTTTCTGTTTTGGTTGTACTGTAGCCAAGTATGGGCCTATGTCTGGATAATCGCATTGGTCGCGTACTGCACTAGCTAGCCGCCCGAGGCGCCATGCCCCACGACATTGTCCCATTAACTTCCTCTCGTCTCTTGTCACAGCTTGTTTCCATGTTGGGAGTGTGTCGGTTCTAGCTATTGAGCCCGTTGTTGCAACGCACATAGAGGCACAGAATATTGCACTCCTGCATGCAGCTTCTATGATTGTTTTTGTTGGCGTAGAAATAGCTTCTGTGTCCATTGACATGTCTGTGTATGTATTAGCATTCATAAGCATTGGTGTTAACATCATGCCGCCTGTTTTGCTTTCTGGTAGGGCTATTGTAGCTACGTTAGAATTTGGGATGCCACCGTATGTCTGATACTTTTCAGGTTGAAAGGATATGGACATAACTAAGTCAAAGGCATGTGCTGCCTGTGCATCTGTCTCCGATACTGCGGCCAGCCATTCAGCTGCAGCTAGGTAACTTGATGAATTGACGTATACATCTGTGGGTTCAACAGTTGTCATATTATGATATAATTTGGCTCCATGTATAGGCGGCCATATTGACTCTGCGAGTGGCACCTGTTCTACCATTTCAGCACAGGCCAATCGTAGTGGTCCGAAGATATCTTCTGGTGTAGGCACCATAGTAACATCGAAGAATATTGGTGATGTTGCAGCATTGGCGGCGGCGCGCAGCGCAGCAGTCCAAGCAGAAAAGGAATTAATGTGTGCTGTTGGGTTTGTGCTGCCGCTGCTGACAGTGAAGTCATTGGGTATGCCTTTTCTTTCATTGATACACGCTTGTAAGAAAAGGACGGCAAGCCTGACATATATCCTGGTTAGATCCACTGGTGTCGTTGCTGCCCATCTCATCGCACTCCGCGCACCAACATCGATGTCTACTGTCCTTGAGGCAACACCCCACGAGCTGCATGCAGCAAGTGAGCCGATCAGTCCTCTGTCTATCCACGGTGACGCTAAACTAGCAAAGGCCGGTGCTAGTGTCACAGGTTTTTGTGGATTCCCTTGATGGCCTAGAAAGTTGTATCGGCCCCCTGTGATTGGTTTCCAGATATGTCCTACATCGCAGCGTTCTTTTTCAGCGTAGTTTTTGCTCAGGAGAACAGTTGAAAAGCGTAGATCGACTTTTTCTTCTTCAGTGTCTGGTATGAGCCCTGCTGGTCTTCTCTGTAGTATAGCAGCTTCGTTCATATTGCTCGGTGAGTTGTTGTCATGAGTGTTTTGCAGCTGTACTTCTTTGATCTTCAGTTTTTCAAGTTGTCTCTGCCCTGACCAGCCAATATATTCAACATATCCTCCTGCGTGTTTATGTTTTCTAGGACGTGCTACAAGAATGCATTGTTCATGTTGTGTAGGCTGAGGTATGTCATAGGTGTATGTATTATCGTTGACAAATGTTGGCCTCAACTTCTTATTAACTGCTATACATGCTTGTTCAACTACATTGGTGTATGTAGCTATGTATATGTTGGTGGTATAGTCAGCAGCACAGAAGCCTAAACCGATCTTGGGTGCAGTAGTGGTGTTGGTTGTTGTACCGACTGCTAATGCACAGTTTGCATGGTTGGGTTTTGTTATTTTGTATAATGTGGCATTGTTGTATGAAATTGCTTTTGTGATTGCGAAATTTTGAGCTTCGTTACTTTTAGCAAAAGCGGTAACAGAACGTGCATTACCATCAGTGTCATGAAATAGCAGTTTTTGCCATTGTGGTGAGACACACTCAGGGTGTTTTGAGGGACTTCTTATCAGAACTAGTTGTGTTTCATTCTTTTCTGTTATTCCGATCCCCCAATGTGTATATGCTGCCACATATACATATAGACTCTCTGAGTCAAGTTCTTCAGTTGGAATGAAGAACTTTTTGTTTCCATCTACATGGGTCCTTAATAGGATTTGTGTTTTTGTGGATTTTGTACTATCTTTTTCTTTTTTTGGTGAGAATACTCTCTTTAAATATATTTTTGCTTCACAATTGATATCGCACTGTTTAGAATTATTTTCCCATACAACAGAGAGTATGGGCATTTCTTGTTTTTGTTTTTGTGTAATTTTTGGCGATTCATGTATTTTGAGTACAGCTTCTTGTTGCGGATGCTGTGGTTCTGAAAAGAGTCCTACGGAGTCGACCATATTTTGTTTATGATCAACTACGAGGACCCTTTTTAGCATGGTCGTTTGTACAGTTTCGTCTGTAGGTTCATTAGTTGCTTGGACTGTTGGGTCAGCCCCCATCAGCGCTAATGGATTCACTGAATGGTTTAAAGAAAATTCCCAGTTAGAAAAGATTGTGAGACTCATTGAGTTTAAT